GGCTCCCGCCACCGCCAAGCAGTATTGCGAAATTCTCGCCAAGGCCGGCTACCTGGCTGTCTTGCGCCTTGGCAAAGGGAGGAAGCTCAGTCGCTACCGGCTTCTCGATAGCAAAAACACCGGGCCGCGACCGCCCCAGGTACAGCGAATAAAGCAGCTCTACGACCCCAACCTCGACAAGGTGGTGTGGAGCCAGCAAGGGGGTGCGCAATGAGCCGAGTTGACTTGAAAGCACACCCGGAAAAGCACCCGTTTTTTATCGGTAAATGCGAAAGCACGGGCAAGCCCCATATCGAGTGTCTCTCCTATCGACGCATTGAACTGGTTCAAGGCTTTACCAGGGAGCAGTGCATTGACGCCTTGGTATTTGATGCCGAGGGGCACGACGCGCCTTTCCAGAAAAGCGTGGTGATAGCCCTTGTTGATCAGGCGCGGAAGATCGGGGGTGCGAAATGACTGCCATCGATTACAAAAAACACCCTGAAAAGCACCCGTTTTATTGCGGATCAATTAAAGGCAGTCCGTTCTTCGATCTGTCTGCAGCTGACCGCATCTACAAGGTGAAGAGCTTCGATATGCAGCAATGCATAGCCGCAATTGAACTGCCAGAGATTTTACAAAAAACCGTCCGGCAGGCCATTCAACGGCGCATGAAACAGCTTCGGGAGGCCAACAGTGAACAACTTTAATGACCCCGTGTGGATAGCCACTCTGCGCGACCAGTGCCGCAGTAAGTCGCAGAAACAGGTTGGTGATGAAATCGGCTACAGCTCCGCTGTCGTCAACCAGGTATTGCGCGGCAAATACCCCGGCGATGTCGCCAAGGTTGAGAAAGCCGTGCGCGGTGCCTACATGGGCGAAACCTGTTACTGCCCTGTGATGGGTGAAATCCCTGTCAATCAATGCCTGGAAATCCAGAAGCGTCCATTTGCCAACACCAATCCCCAGCGAGTGCAGCTTTACCGCGCCTGCCGTGCCGGTTGCCCCAACAGCCAGATCACCGAGAGGAAAAAGCCATGATCGCCGCCGAACAAAACTATTTCATTGCCACCTGTATGGAGCGGGCGCAGCGCACCATCGCCACCCTGATGGAGCATGACGTCGAAATTGCCCGCATTGACCTGGGCACCTACAGCGATCCGGTCATCCACGTTCGTCACTCCGAAGCGCTGGAAAAGCTCAAGGGCCACGGCTACTGCCGCAACCCGGATGGCAAGCGCCGCGTGTGGGTGCACCGCGCTGCCCTTAATCAATGCCTGGTGATTTGGGAAGAGCCCATGATCCCGGCCATCACAACCACCGGCCTTGTGGCCGTTCACTAAAAAGAGGAAACCATTGTGAGTAGAACAAAACCCAAAACCCCGCAAATCGCCAACGCCAACCAGGCCGACGAAACCCTGGCAGAGATCGCCAGCCTCACCCGCGAACTCGCCACCATCGATCTGGAGATGAACACCGCAATCGATGCCGCCAAGGCTGATGCCAGGGATAAGGCCGCGCCGATACAGGCCCGCATAAAAACCCTGGGCGACGCCCTGGGTGCCTATGCCACCTACAACAAGGCCGAGCTGTTCACCAAGGTGAAGACCATCAACGCCAACCACGGTAGATACGGCTTCCGCAAGACATCCAGTCTCAAGCCCCTGCCGAAACTCAAGTGGGCCGACGTGCTAGACAAGGTAGTTGCGACGAAGGGTTTCGCCTTCCTGCTGCGGGTGAAAAAGGAGCTTAACAAAGAGGCCATCCGCGAACTGCCAGAAAGCCAAATGGAACAACTCGGCTGCCGTCTCGTGAGGGCGGACGAGTTCTGGTACGAGGTGGAACAGGATGAAGTGGAAAACGTGGCGTAACCGGATCTTCGAACTGTGCGTGGTGCTGCTGCTCTGCGCTGTTGTCAGCCTGGATAAAGACGGCATTCCCCCGGAGGAACAAGCCCATGAAATCGAAAGCTATCAACAACGGACGACAATCACTGATCAGTGAAGGCCGACTCGTCGGCCAACTGATGACCCGGCATCGCGGCAAAGCGCGAGGCATCACCGTGCACCAGCTGGCGTCGGAGATCACCGGCCAGCCAGGTAGTCAGGCCGTGGAACGGCAAATTCGCCACCTAGTGGTAGAGCTGCGCAAGAAGGGCATCCCCATCTGCGCCTGTCCCTCCCACGGCTACTACCTGGCCGAGACAAAAGAGGAACTGCAGGAAACCCTCAAACACCTGCGCGATCGTGCCCTCACCAGTCTCCAGCAGGTGCGCGGTTTGCGTCGAGGTGCTATGCCAGACCTGGCCGGACAGCTGGGGATTGATGTCGCAGAGGACAGAGCCCAGTGAAAACCCCGGCAGACAAACTCAAGGCACAGATCCACATCGCCAAAAAAGAACTGGCGCTGGACGACGACACCTACCGGCACATGCTGATGCAGGTCACCGGAAAAACCAGTTGCGGCGAAATGACAGAGCGACAACTGCGTCAGGTGGTCCGCTCCCTCAAGGCCAAGGGCTGGAAGCCACGCAGCAACCAGAAGACGCGCCGCAAAGTCAGTCCGCCCAGCAGGCAGAAGAATCCCGGTGAGAAAAGCCAGGCTGACAAAATCCGCGCACTCTGGATCGACATGCACCAATCAGGCTGTTTACAGGACGGTAGCGAGAAAGCCCTTGGCCGCTACTGCCATCGCATGGTTGGTAAATACAGCCCCGACTGGCTCAACGCTTATGAAGCCAGCCGGGTGATTGAATCCCTCAAACAATGGCGTCAACGCATGGAGGCCAGCAATGGCTGAACAGCAAAACGACATCTTTGGTGATGACACCCACGGCAACGACCTGCTCGCCAGCGAGCTTGAAGCCGTCGACCTGCACCGTTGGCCGCGCATGTTGGCGGAGTTGGTGGACGTCTACAGCGCCGCCGCTACTCGGGAAGGCATCGTCCAGGAAGAAGAGAAAGCCCAACGAATTGCCCGTTGGGTGGTGCTCACCCTGGGCCAGCACTTTGGTGGGCGTCAATTCTACATTCCCCAGGGCGGCGCACTGCGCATCGCACTGCGTGATACCAAAATATGGTCAGAATTTACCGGCAACAACGTCAGTGAGCTGGCCGGAAAATACCACCTGTCCGAGGTGCAGATATACAAAATCATCAAAGAACAACGCGCCCTGCACCGGGCCAAAGTGCAGCCGCAATTACCGTTAGGAGGCACCAATGATTGAGCCTACCGCACTGCAAGTAACCGACCTGCGGTCGTGTATTCCGCAACTCGCCCGTTGGGAATACGCCGAAGACCGCTTCAACCTATACCGCTGGCTGGCTGCCACACCGCCCAGCAAAGCTGTGCGCTATAGCTGCGTGGAAGATGTCTCCTGGGGGCCTGTGGTGAGAATCAAGATGCGGGCTGAGGGGACGCGCGCTGAACTTTGTTATGACCTGAAGTTGTACGATGTACTTGCCGCCAAGAACTGGCGGCAGATGATTGCCGCTGTACTGCGCGAAATGAGGCAGTTTGCGAGGCATGGAGAGTGCGGATGAAGATGAAAATCAGATACTCAACAAAAGAGCGGAAATATATAACCCCCGGCACATATCAGCATGTGAGTGCAGCAGCTGAATTGGAGCCGACCATAATTTACCGCCGCCCGTGCGGCTCCGGGGAGGCATCCAGGCGTTTTTACTACACCGGCATTTTCCCGGCTCCAGGAGATGCACAGTTTGCCTACGACGGAATGATACACGCGCCCATTAACCGGAAGGAGAACCCTCATTTCAGGCCCAAAAAACTGGAGTGGGATGACAATGTATGGCGCGCATAACCCTCGCCAGCAGGCGCGGCGCAGCCGTCGCGCTGACTGGCGTTGTTAGGCTGCGATTGGAGAGCACGATGAATACGGAAAAACGAACTACCGAAACCTATGTGATTACCGGCTTTGGCGACCTGGACGCCGTGACGGTGTATGTGACGAACTACAAGCTGGGCCAGGGCAAACTGGTTATTGAGTGCTACGGCGAAGCCTGGGCCCATTACTGGGGCGCAATGGGTGATCGGGCGCTACAGGAATTTGTGCTTAAAGCAGACAACACCTACCTGGCAATGAAGTTGATACGAGGCGACACCAGGCAAACCGACTTTAACGAAATAAATGAGCTGGCGCACAAGCGAGGATTCCCGAATATTTGCGTCACCAGCGATGTTGAGGTGGCCATGATGGCCGACGAAATGGCGGAGTGCTTTGGTGGCGATTGGATGATTGATTTGCCCCAGTGCTACACCACCGAATACCACTACTTGGGTCGGATTTTGAACGCTGTAAAAGCTGCATTCAACGAAGAGCGTGTGAAGGATGAATTGTTGCCTGATGATCGACCATTTAAAGATGGCGATTTGGTTACGCGCACTGGAGCGGACATTCATCGGGCCACCGATCTTGGCAATGACTGTTTTTCCGGTGAATTCGAATGTCTTTACGACACCAGCGGAATCTATGTGGTTGGTGAGGTAGAGAGCAATTTGGTTAGGCGCTACCAGAAAATCACAGAGCAGCATTACCCGCACCTGCTTGAAATAGCCATGATCCACGGGTGGGATAGGGTATAACCCCGAACTTTGAGGACGAGTGAATGGATTATTGTAATTACCCAGAATGCAACTGCCCTGCTGATAAAACTAACATCTGCTTGAGGGGGCTACCGGAGCAATCGAGTTCCGGCAACAGGGAGCCTGATTTTAATGCCAGCATAGGCAGGCTGTGCTTGCAGGTTGGCGATAAAGGTCAGGCGGTAGTAGTGCAGGATCAGGAGGTCGGATAAATGGCGAGTATCAATGACCACTTTGAAGCGTTCTGGAAGACATTTCCCAAGGGCCGAAAAACCGCCAAGGCCGATGCCCGGCGCAAGTTTACCGCCATCTGCACCGGCAAGCACAAAGACCTGAAAGCCACCCCCGAGGTGCTGATTCACGGAGCCATGCGCTACGCTATGGCTATGGGCGATGGACACCCCTATGTCAAAATGCCCAGCACCTGGTTAAATCAGGGCTGCTGGGAAGACGAGGATCTGGCCCCGCCTTCACCGGATAATCTGCCGGGGCTGCCACAGCAGCGCCAGGCGACAGCGAATCAATCATCCCGTAACCGGTCTTTAAGGGACGAGTTAACTGACACCAGCTGGGCGAAGCCCACTGCCAATAGCGCGGCATTTGACAAATTTTAATCTTCGAGGGAGAGGCAGATTGTCATGAATAACGCAAGAAAGCCAAAGGGTGCAGCGTCAGCAAAATGGGTTGTTGGCATGGGGATCATGATGCTGTTGCTGTCCATATTCGCGGCTGTGATGATTTACACCATGCCCGAACTGGGCCGCTTGAGAGTACCGCTGATGATTGGCGTACTGTTTCAAGGGGTGATCTGGCTGGTCTATAGCAACGGGCTGGCGGCAGCCATTCACAACACCCTCATCATGGTGCAGGCGCAGCAGGGCCATGAACCTGAGCCTGCCGACGATACTGGCAGCGGCATCGTCTGGGGGCTGATCGGTATTGCCTTGGTGGGCGGCATTATCTGGCTGGTAGCGCTTTTCTTCGGTATTGCTTGACGTTGACAATTTTCAACCATCGGGTGTATGTTGGCCGCACTGGAAATCCAAAAGCGGTTACCCGCACCCGACAGCACTGCGGTTTTTTTATGCCTGTAATTTGGGCAAGCCAGCAATGGCCGGGTGGAGAGGCGTGAATACAAGACCCCGCAAGGGGAAATAGCGCCCGGAGCCTCTTTTGGAGCTCCAGTTGACACCTGGCTTCCATGCGGAAGCCAACCAACTGAAATCCAAAAGGAGGTCATTATGACCAGCCAACCCTTAGTCACCATCAACGGTGGCAATACTCTTGCCACTACCTCGCTGGATATATCCCACTGCTTCGGTCGGAAGCACAAGACAATCTTGGATGCCATCAACAATCTGCAATGCTCACAGGAGTTTGCTCGGCAGAATTTTCTGCCGTCCTCTTACAACAACAGTCAGAACAAGCCCCAACCCATGTACACGATTACCCGCGACGGGTTTGTGTTTCTGTGCATGGGCTTTACCGGGCCGGAGGCGGCCATCTGGAAAGAGCGCTATATCAAGGCGTTTAACGATATGGAAGAAGAGCTGATTCGCCGCCGTGTCCAGCAGGCGCAGGCCCTGCCTGCCCCGGAAGAGATTAAGCGGCTGGAGACACAAGTCAGTGTGCTGAGAGTATTTGCCTGCCGGGAGCGGCCCGTGTGGCGTAGGATCATGAAGTACCGGGATATGGGACTGACACAGGCCGAAATCGCCAAGTTGGTTGGCATGACCAGCCAGAATGTGCGGGAAAACCTGAAACAGATGGATGCTGTTGGACTTGTGGAGTACAAGCCCAACCCCAGGCTGATTGCCGCCGGCTCCAAGGGCCGGGCAATAATGATGGCCAAACGTCAGGGAGGTGCCCAATGAGCAATCCAACCATTGCGGCACTGGATGCCCTGTACCAGGTGGAAATGACCGTCAACGCCCTAGAAGGGGTTGAAACAATGGCCCTGTGCGGGGAAGCCAATGGCGATTTACAAATGGTGAAAATTGACCACTTTGTGTGCCTGCTTTACCTTGTACGCTCCACCCTTCGCCAGCAGGTGGGAGAGGTAGAGCGCCTGTTGCGTGCCGAACCACCGTTGCGGGACCCCCTGAAAGGTCAAGCCCTTGATCCCACCGGGTAACAATAAACCCCTTTAATTCAACCCCTCCCGGTCATGACCCCAAAATGGGGTCATGACCAGAATCAAGTTAGCCAAAAACTTTTACCTCGACGAGTTTCTGCGATCGCAGACCGCCTCGCGGCATGGCGTGGATATGACGCCGACAGAAGCCGTGGTGGAAAATCTTCGCCGCTTGGCCACCACCATTTTGCAGCCGGTGCGCAATGTCATTGGTCCTGTCCATATCACCTCCGGCTATAGGCCGCCCCAGCTGAACCGGTTGCTGCGTGGCAGCAAGAAAAGCCAGCACGTTCTTGGCCTGGCCGCCGACATTGTGGCCAGTGGCCACACGCCGATAGAGGTGTGCCGAATCATCGAGCAAAGCCTGCTTCCGTTCGATCAAATCATCCTGGAGTTCGACGAGTGGACTCACGTCAGCATTGCCCCAAATGGCGTGGAGCCGCGCCGCGAAGTGCTTACTTCCATGCTCGATGAAAACGGACGCGCAACCTACGTAACAGGCCTCCCAACAAACAAGGAATGTTTATGAGTGACGACGCCGACCGCGCCAGCGAACTGGAGCAGTTGCGGCTCAGCAGAGCATTGAAAGCACAGCGGGAGGGTCGCCCCCCAGCTGAAACACCGCAGCTCTTGAATGGCAAGCGCATCTGCAAGGATTGCGGGTTTCCCATTGAGAAGAAACGCCTCAAAGCCAACCCCTCAGCGGTGCGCTGCACCGAGTGCCAGTCCTACCACGAGTAGTTAAGGAGAGCACCTTGGACCTGGAGAAAATTTATTTGATTTGGAACATGGTCAACACCGGGATGTTGTCCGTGGTTGGGATATACAGCTGGTTCGCCAATCGGGACAAAGTGCGGCACAAGTTCGCCTCCGATATGACGGCTTCCATAAATAGCGTCTCAACGCGCGTCACCACACTAGAAACATCAATCAAACAGGTGCCCAGCAGAAACGACCTCAATGTTCTGCACAAGCGCACCACGGAGTTGATGGCCAGCCAGAATTCAATGCAAGGAGAGCTGCACCAGATGAATCGCACCCTGGGGCTCATACACGACCATCTGCTCAATCACCGGGAGAGCCGCTAATGAATTATCAAAAACTCCTGCAGGAAGACTGCCGCCTGGTGATCCTGCGCCTGCTGGCCGAGGCCACCGGATACGACCTGAACAGTTCCATCATCCAGGCTGGGCTGGCCGAGTTCAGCCACCGCCTGAGTCGCGACAAGCTGCATGGCGAACTGGCCTGGCTGGAAGAACAGGGCTTGGTGAATACCCGTGAAGTGCGCTCCGTGGTAGTGGCGGAACTGACCGCTCGCGGGGCAGATGTCGCCAGTGGTGCCGCCACCGTGCCTGGCGTGAAAAAGCCCAGGCCGGGAGAGTGATATGGACAATAAAGGGGCCAAAAAAGGCCGGTTTAAGGGTTGGTTGAATGCCCTGGTGTTTGTCATTTCTTTTTGCTTCGGCTGCTACGTCGCCGGGTATTTTTTTGCCGAAGGAGCCGCTAAAAGCGGTGGCCTGTTCAAGGCCATTTTTATCCAGGATACCGGCCCGACCTTCCTGACCCAATGTGAACAGGAGCAGCCATTGTGAGCAAACGCCAGACAAGGGGCCGTCCGTCAAAAGTGGACCAGCTACCGGAAGAGGTAAAAGATGCCCTCAATAAACTGTTGCGCGATGGCCGCCACACCCAACAGGACATTCTGGAGCACATCAACAAACTGTTGCCGGAAGACGATCACCTCAGCCGCAGCGGCCTGAACCGCTACGCCACCCGTATGGAGGCCGTGGGTGCCCGGCTCAAGGAAACCCGCGAAGTCGCCAATGTCTGGATGGCCCGCTTCGGCGATGAGCCCACCAGCGACGTGCTGCAGCTGGTGGTGGAGATGTGTCAGGGCGCACTGTTCAAGTATGCCCTCAAAGCCTCCGAGGGTGATGACGATCAGCTGTTTGATCCCGACGCCATGAAGGATGTCACCCTCTCCATCCAGCGCCTGGCGCGAGCCGCCGAGATGAACGCCAAGCGCGAGAAAGAAATTCGCACAGCGTTTGCTGAGCAGGCGGCGGAAGAGGCGGCCACCAGTGCCCGCGAAGCCGGCCTCACCGACGAGGGAGCCCGCGCCATCCGAGATAAAATCCTGGGTATTGCTGATGGCCGCTGAGATTGGCATCAACAAGCCCCTGGGCGGTGGCACCGTCAATGCCCCCGATTGGCACACAGCGTTCAATCCGGAGGACGTGCTGCTGCCGTATCAGAAGAAATGGTGCGCTGATTTATCGCCCCTCAAGATCGCCGAGAAGTCACGCCGTACCGGGTTGACCTGGGCAGAAGCCGCCGACGATTCCCTGGAGGCATCCAAGTCGAAGTCCGCTGGCGGCTGCAACACCTTCTACATCGGCTCCAACAAGGAAATGGCCCGCGAGTTTATCGACGCCGTGGGCATGTGGGCCGGCGCCTACAACCTGGCCGCCACTGAAATTCAGGAAGAAGTCTTCGAGGATGAAGACAAGGACATCCTTACCTTCGTGGTGTACTTCGCCAGCGGTTTTAAAGTCCAGGCGCTCAGTTCAAACCCGAAAAACCTGCGAGGTATGCAGGGCAACGTAGTGATTGACGAGGCCGCGTTCCACGAACGCCTGGCGGAAGTGCTCAAGGCCGCCCTGGCACTCACCATGTGGGGCAATAAGGTGCGGATCATCAGCACTCACAATGGCGTGGACAATCTGTTCAACGAGCTGATCAACGACAGCCGCGCCGGGAAGAAGCGCTACTCGGTGCACCGCATCACCCTGGAGGACGCCTGTGCCCAGGGTCTGTATAAGCGGATCTGCCAGATCACCAAAAAGCCCTGGTCCCAGGAAGCGGAAAATCAGTGGAAGGCCGACCTCTACAACGACACCGCCTCGAAAGAGGATGCCGACGAGGAATACGGCTGTGTGCCCAAGTCCGGTGGCGGGGCCTACCTTTCCCGCGCCCTGGTTGAGGCCCGCATGTATGACGCGCCGGTGATTCGCTACACCGGCTCGACGGAATTCAACGCTTGGCCGGAACACCTGCGCGAGGCGGAAGTCCGCGACTGGTGCGAACAGAACTTGTTGCCCCTCCTGGAGCAGCTTAACCCTGTATTGCGCCACAGCTTTGGCGAGGACTTCGCCCGCAACGGCGACCTCACCGTCATGGTGCCAATGGCCATTGAGGCCAACCTGGTGCGCCGGGTGCCGTTTATCGTCGAGTTGCAGAATGTCCCGTTCAGGCAGCAGGAGCAGATTCTCAAGTACATTTGCGATCGCCTGCCACGGTTGTGCAAGGCCAAGCTGGACGCCCGAGGCAATGGCCAGTACCTGGCCGAGCAAGCCCGCTACGCCTATGGGGCAGCGAGAGTGGATGAGATCATGCTCAGCCAGGGCTGGTACCTGGAAAACATGCCCAAACTCAAAGCCGGGTTTGAGGATGATGACATCCAGATTCCCAAGGATGACGAGGTGGCCAGCGACCTGCGGGCCATCCAGCTGGTCAAGGGCATTCCCCGTATTCCGGATGGCAACACCAACACCACCAACAAGAACAAGAATCGCCACGGCGATGCGGCGGTGGCTATTTGTCTGGCCTATTCCGCCAGCTTTGAAGACGGCGGTGAAATCGACTGGACCCCGGCCCCCACCTCTCGAAGCAAGTGGGATGACATCGACAGAGACAGCGACATGCCTATGACCAAAGGAGGTGCCTGGTGATACGCAACAGCACAATCGTGGACCAGTACGGCGACCCCTTCCGAATCCGCGACCTGAAAGAACCGCAGACCGATCGCAGTGAGCTGGGGTTTCTCCACAGCACCTTTGAGGGTCACCCCAGCCGCGGCCTGACCCCGGCCAAGGTGGCCCGCATTCTCCAAGATGCCGAACAGGGCAACCTGGTGGAGCAGAGCGAACTGATGGAGGACATGGAAGAGAAGGACGGCCACATCTTTGCCGAAATGGGCAAGCGCCGCCGCTCGCTGCTGAACGTGCCCTGGAATATCGTACCCCCCAAGGGGGCCGATGATCGGGCCAAGAAATATACCGAGCTGGTCAGCGACCTGTTTAATCACATTCCCGACCTGGACGACATTATTTTCGACATGGCCGACGCCATCGGCCACGGCTACGCCAATCTGGAGTTTGACGGCTGGCACCTGGTCGAGGGCTACCATCTACCGGTATCGCTGCAGCACCGCCCGGCCACCTGGTTTATGACGCCCTATGACAACCGCAACGAAATCCGTTTGCGCAACGAAACTGGCCAGGGTGAAAAACTGCAAACCTTTGGCTGGATTCGGCACATCCATAAAGCCCGCCCCGGTTATGTGACCCGCGCCGGCCTGGTGCGGGTGCTGGCCTGGCCGTTCCTGTTCAAGAACTACAGCGTTCGCGACCTGGCGGAATTCCTGGAAATCTACGGGCTGCCGCTGCGCCTGGGCAAATACCCCAGCGGTGCCAGCGACGCCGAAAAGTGGACCCTGATGCAAGCAGTGGTAGGCATTGGTCACAATGCTGCCGGTATCATCCCCGAGGGCATGGACATCGATTTCAAGGAAGCGGCCAAGGGCGCCAGCGGCCCCTATGAGTCGATGATGGCATTCTGTGAGCGCACACAGAGCAAGGCCATTCTCGGCGGCACACTCACCAGCCAGGCTGATGGCAAAACCAGCACCAACGCCCTGGGCAACGTGCACGATGACGTGCGCATGGATATCCGCGACAGCGATCTGAAACAGATCGCCGCCACTATTACGCGGGATCTGCTGTATCCCATCCTGGCACTCAACGTGCCGGGCATTAATGGCCTGGGCGACTGCCCCCGGTTTGTGTTCGACACCAGTGTTCCGGAGGACATGGATTCCTATGCCTACCCGCTTGGTAAGTTGGTCAGTCTGGGGCTGAAGATACCCAAGTCTTATGTGCATGAACGACTGGGTATTCCCCAGGCCGAAGAAGGTGACGATGTACTAGAAGCCCCTGTCGATCCAAACCAGGACAACACCAGTCGAGCTGATCTCCGAGCAAATCTGCATGAACACCTAGCCGCACTTAAGACTGATTTACCCGGCCCTCAACAGGCCATTGATGACGTCTTAAAAGCCGTTCCTGCAGAGAGACAGCAGCGCCAGATGGAAACCATGCTGGCCCCGCTGATCGAGCGCATCAACGCCGGCGAAAGCCTGGAGCGCATCGAGGACGAACTGTCTGACCTCTACCCGGACCTGAACGTCGACGACATCCAGGAGTTGCTATCTCGCCTTTACTTTGTGGCCGAAACCTGGGGGCGGTTGAATGCTTGAGGCCGAGCTTTATCAGAAATTGAAATCCAAGCAACTGCGTCTGGTGCTGAACCCTCGACGGGCCAGAAAACTGCGCAACCGTGGAGAGAATATCCGTTGGTGTCAGGAAGTTGGCGGCTGGGTTTGGGGGCGGTTCTATGAGTAACAGAGCCTGGATGCGATCACCGCATCGGCCCACAGAGAGGTTCGGCAAGAGGCGGAAGACCTGCTGTTCAGGGATCTGCATCCACAGCTATTTGAGAGCAAGTAATGTCCGGTTCAGACAAAGATAAAATTCTCGACAAGATCAAAAAATGCCTGGCTCTTTCCGCCAGCAGTAACGAGCACGAAGCCAAGGCTGCTCTGCGCCAGGCACAGAAGCTCATGGAGCAACATGGCATCACCGCCCAGGACGTTCAGGCCGCCGACGCTGAGGAGCGCCTGGTTAAGGCTGGCGCTACCAAAACCCCGGCCCGTTGGGAAGCGTATCTCGCGGCCAGGGTATGTGTTGCCTTTGGCTGCCGATCCATTTTCCAGCGTGGCCTATTTGGTCGGTCGGCCAGCTGGTGCTTTATCGGCTGTGTGCCAAACACGGAAATTGCCGAGTATGCTTTTAAGGTGTTGCTGCGGCAATGTCGCCGCGCACGAAAGGACTATATCAGCAAGCGGTTAAGACGCTGCAAGCCGGCCAACAAAACCCGCCGAGCTGACGTGTTTTGTGAGTCTTGGGTGTCGGCAGTTACCGAACTGATCCAGGCATTTGCCGCCACACCTGAGCAGCAGCGGGCAATCGAAGCCTATATGCAGAAACACCACCCCAATCTGCAATCGTTGAAATCCCGATCACGGACCGGCGACAAGCTGACATCTCGCGACTACAGCGACTGCATCGCCGGCCATGAAGCTGGTCGGAAAGCTGAGTTGCACCGGGGAGTCAACGGCACCGAACGCAAGGGCATAGGTGCCGGGGAAGAACGGGAGCCCGCGTTTTAATGGCTGATCCCGTCGATCTGGCCTACGCGTTCAGCCTGACGCCGGAAAAGGCGGTGGAGTACTTTGAAAGCAAGGGCCACCGTATTTCCTGGCCCTGGTACGAAACCTGGCAGGAGGCCAACGCCCGCGCCTTTACCGTGGCTAAGGCCATGCGCCTGGATGTGTTGGAGGATATCCGCACCAGCGTGGGCGATGCCCTCCGCGACGGCACCACCTTTGCCGACTTCCGAAAAGAGCTGGAGCCCACCCTGCGCCGCAAGGGCTGGTGGGGTCGTCAGGAAGTACTCAACCCCCAGGGCGAGTTGCAGAGCGTGCAGCTGGGCAGTGTGCGCCGTCTGCGTACTGTCTACCAGACGAACCTGCAAACCGCCTACATGGCCGGGCGCTACAAGGGCATGGTGGAGAATGCCGCCGAACGGCCCTACTGGATGTACATTGCTGTCCTGGATAGCAAGACCCGCCCGGAGCACCGCGCCCTGCATGGCCGGGTATTTCGCTGGGATGATCCGATCTGGAAAAGCATCCACCCGCCTAACGGCTGGGGGTGTCGCTGTCGCATCCGGGCGCTGACCGCCAAGCAGGTGGCCGACATGGGCATCGAGGTGGAATCCTCCGAGGGTAAGCTGGGGGAATCACAGCGCCTCGTGAGTAAGCGCACCGGGGAGTTGCAGCCGGTGACCACCTTTGACCTGGGTGACGGCCAGGTGTTTGCCCCGGACGTGGGCTGGAGCTACAACCCAGGCGCAGCGCACTGGTTCCCCGATCTGGACAAATACCCCTACGCTACCGCCAGGCAATATGCCGAGGGGGTGCTGACTGGCCCGCCGTTTGATCGCTTTTACACTCGACTGTCCGGGATGGTTGCCCAGGCGCGGGCCGATGCCCCGGATATTGGCGACGCGGATCTGCGCAGGCAGTTGCGGCCACACCTGGGTGGTGATGAATTCCCGGTGGCTGTGCTGAACAGCAGGTATCGGAGTGCGATCGGCGCCAAAGGCCAGGCGGTGTGGTTGAGTGATGACACCCTGGCCAAGCAGCTGATCAATCGCAACGATGCCCTGACCCTGGTGGATTACCTGCAGGTGCAGCCCACCTTGCAGGATGCCGTGCTGGTGGTGGAAGACCGCGCCAGCCATCTGCTGTTCTACCGCCAGGCGGATAAGTACTTTGTGGCGGTGGTAAAGTCGACCAAGGGCGGCAAGTTGTACCTGCAGAGCTTCCGCCACAGCAATGGCAAGGAAGTAGCAACGGCTGGAAAGTAGCAACGGCTGGAAATAAGTGGAAGGTCTTGCTGGACAAGCGGTGAGGTGGTGGGGACTGCGCCTGGTAGCCCCCTGTGTTCTGCGTCCGGACTCGCCATCCCGGAACGGTACCCAATCCAGCCAGGCACTGGATACGCTTTGAGCCGGTGGCTCTCGGCGCGGCTTTCGCGGCGAGGTTTTGCCGCAGAACCTTTGAACCAGGAGTATAGGCAATGGCAGCGGATTTTGCCATCAACATTACTGGCGACGACATCGAGGGCGCGCTGCGCCAATTGATCGGCCAGGTGGAAGACACAGCCCCGGCCATGCGGGCCATCTCAGAGACCATGCTGGACAGCATGGAGCAGGCATTCGAGGATGAAGCGGACCCGGATACGGGCGTTGCCTGGCCGGCCTTGGCTCCGGCAACTATCCTGCAGCGGGAGGCCAAGGGTAAGTGGCCAGGCAAGATGCTGCAGCTGAGCCAGGGTGGCTTAGCCTCCAGTCTGTCGGCCATCAGTGGTGATGACTTCGCCACCGCTGGCAGCAACAAAATCTATGCCCGCATCCAGGCCCTGGGTGGGAAAGCCGGTCGCAACCATGCCGTGACCATCCCCGCTCGGAACTATGCGGGGCTGACGCCGCAGCACCGTCAGGAGACGCTCAACATCATGCATCGCCACCTGGGGGGCTAGAATGCACTCTGCTGGCCGCAGCTTTGCCAGGCGGACAAAAACCGGGGGATTTTGCCGGATATTGCAAAATTCCACCTGTCCTCCCTTGCATGACCCCGTTTAAAACCCGTTTAATTTTCCCTGTCGCCGCGTTTGCTGCTTTGGTTGGTGTCACCGTGGCGGAAAAGTGGAGAAAATCCCTTACAGGCCAATTCTGAGCCTCGCCCCTGTCTAACAATTAATCCCTTTATTCCCGCGCGTTTTTATGGCTCCCCAGAATGGAGGGCATGAAACGTACTGCCCTCGCCATTGCCATCTGCGCTGCCCTTCCCACAGAGGTGGCCAGTGGCGACCTTTTTGTCAGCGCCTGTGCTGCCGAGTTGGAGGTAAAACCGGGCTCCTCCGAAGTCCAGCTGATGCCCGCCGGGTATTTTAAGGCCCGCGACGGTCGCCCCGGCAATATGGACGAGGTCAATACCGATACCTGGTATATCGATGCTGAGATAGCCGCCAGGGTCATTGCCTTGGCCGAGACCAGAAAAACCCCCTTTGTCATCGACTACGAGCACCAAACGCTCACCGCCAAGCAGACGGGCAATCCTGCGCCGGCGGCTGCCTGGTTCACCAAGTTGGAGTGGCGCGAAGGCGATGGACTCTATGCCGTTGATGTCGCCTGGACCGAGAAAGCCACCGCTTATCTGGCCGACAAGGAATACCGCTTTATCTCTCCGGTGTTTTCGTTCACCAAAACCGGCGAGGTGGTGGAGCTGTTGATGGCTGCAATCACCAACTTTCCGGCAGTGGATGGCATGGATGAAATCCTCGCCGCTGCCAGCACGTTTTTCACGCACTCAAAAAAAACTGAGGAACCAGAAATGGATCTTGTAAAGCTGAGAAAGCAGCTCGGCCTGGCCGAGGATGCGGACGAAGCCAAAATCGAGGCGGCGCTGTCTGCCCTGATGGAGGCAAAAACAACGGCGGAAACCCAGGTGGCCGCACTCACTTCGAAGCTGGAAGAAGCGGGCAATCCGGACCCTGAGAAGTATGTTCCGGTCGCTGTCGTGGAGAGCCTCAAAACCGAGGTTGCTGCGCTGACTACCCGCATCCACAACGACGAAGTTGCCGACCTGGTGAGCCAGGGCATCGCCGACAAGAAGTTGCTCAAGGCTCAGGAGCCCTGGGCGCTGGAGCTGGGCAAATCCAACATTGCCAGCCTTCGCACCTACCTCGATAACGCCCAGCCCATCGCGGCCCTGAGTGGCAGTCAGACCCACGGCAAAGAGCCGGAAGGCAAGGCAACCGAGGCCGATGAGACGCTGGTTGCCGTGTGCAGCCAGATGGGTTTGGACCCGAAAGACATTGAACAGGAGGCCTGATCACCATGTTGAGCGCTGACCGCAATACCAAGATGAAAGACGCCGAGGTTATCGAGGTGCTCCTGGCTGCCAATGCGGTGGTCTACGCCGGCGGCATGGCTGTAGCCGACGCCAATGGTTATGGCGATAAAGGTTCCACCGCCACCACCCTGACGTACCTGGGCCGTTTTGAAGAGGCTGTGGACAACACCGGTGGTGCCAACGGTGACAAAACCGCCATTGTGCGCCGCAACAAAGCCTTTAAGTGGAAGAACAGCGGCACCGACCCGGTGACCCAGGCCAGCCTCGGGAAGGTCTGTTACATCGAGGACGACGAGACCGTGGCCGCCACCGATGGCACGAGCACCCGTTCCGCTGCCGGTGTGGTGGTTGGCGTGGACGCCGACGGTATTTGGGTTGAATAACCCGGAATTGAGCAGGAGAGACTGAAATGATTCTGAACAAAAGCACCCTGGACGCGGTATTCAAATCCCTGAAAACCCTGTTCAACAACGCCTTTGCCAAGGTGGAGCCGCAGTGGAACAAGATCGCCATGCTGGTGCCTTCCACCACCAAAACCAACGACTACAAGTGGCTGAGCAAAATTCCCAAGATGCGCAAGTGGATTGGGGACAAGCAGGTCGACGCGCTGTCCGCTTCCACCTACAGCATCACCAACGACGACTATGAAGTCACCGTCGAGGTGGACCGCAATGATATCGACGACGATCAGCTGGGCATCTATCGGCCCCAGGCCGAGATGGCCGGTGAATCCGCCGCGCAATTGCCGGATGAGGTTGTGGCCGACCTGGTAAACGGTGCCTTTACGATGAAGTGCTTCGATGGCCAGTACTTTATCGATACCGATCACCCGGTAGGTGACAGCACGGTTTCCAACAAGGGCACTGTGGCCCTGAGTGCCGCCACCCAGGCAGCCGCTATTGCCAGCTTGGGTGCAGCCCGTACCGCCATGCGCAAATTCAAGGATGAGCAAGGTCGCCCGCTGGGCATCCGTCCCAAGGTGCTTGTGGTGCCGCCCGCGCTGGAAGATGTGGCCAACGTGCTGGCCAATAACGACAAGCTTGAAGACGGCAAGCCGAACCCATACAAGGGCACCATCGAAGTGCTGGTGCTGGACCGCGCAACCAGCGACACCGCCTGGTTCCTGTTGGACACCTCCCGACCGGTGAAGCCCTTTATCTACCAGGAGCGCAAAAAGCCGGTATTTGTGCAGCAGATCGATCCCGAAGCGGACAACGTGTACCTGCGCAAGAAGTTCCTGTTTGGCGCTGAAGCGCGAGTTGCGGGTGGCTACGGCTTCTGGCAGTTGGCCTGGGGCAGCACCGGTCCCGGCTGATAACCGGTTGACTCTGACAAGGCCAGCGCGGCGGTACCGCCTGGCCTTTTTTTAACCCGGATTAAAGGTTCGAAAAATGGCGACTAAAAAGCAAGAAGCAACCCAGGAAAAAGTGACAAAGGCTACCAGCGAGAAGGCCACCGCGAGCACCGCGCCGGCCACTCCGCCTGCAGCTGAAAAATCAGCGGCCCAGGACGCGTCAAAGGCCGTAGAAAAACCCAAGGCCACCAAGAAGGAAGAGCCGAAGGAGATCCCCGCCCTGTTCATCCGCTCGAAGCCCAAGAGCTTCTGCCGTGCCGGCCACAAGTTTACCGAGCATGGCCACGGCATCGCCCTGGATGTGCTGAGCGAAGAACAGATCGAGGCCATCACGAATGAGCCCGAGCTGATTGTGGAAGAGTGCACCATTCCCGCTGACGGCATTGTCGCGGAAGGCGGAGACGCTGAGTAATGGCGTATTGCACCCAGGCGGACCTGGAGCGCCGCTACGGCGAACAGGAGCTGATCGACCTGAGTGACCGCAGCGGGAACAACGCGGTGGACACCCAGGTGGTGGCCGAAGCGATCGCCGACGCGGAGGCCCTGATCGACAGCTACCTGGAACAGCGCTATCGCTCAAAGATGCCATTCAGCCCGGTGCCTACCGTGCTGGAGCGTATCGCCTGCTCCGTTGCCCGCTACAACCTGTACAGCAACAGCATTCCCGAGGCTGTGCAGAAAGCCTACGACGCCGCTGTGGATTTTCTCAAAGCGGTGGTCAGCGGTAAGGCGTCCCTGGGTGCCGACGAACAACCCCCGGCCTCTGGCGGCCTGCCTCAGATGGAGTCCGATGGCCGCATCTTTGGCCGTAGTGACAGCGAGGGCTTCATCTGATGTTGGGCTCCGATATCGAAGCGCGCATTGCCGATGTTGGCGGCCTTCTCCTGGTGGAGGGAGCCGCAGGATTTGCGGCCCTGCGCGATGGCGGTGAGCTGAGAGTTCCCAATAAAACCCCGGCAGCCTACGTGGTGGTGCTGCGCGAACAGCCCCAGCCGGACCAGCGGGATACCGGCCTTTCCGTGTTGCAGCGGGTCGTTTACCACGTTGCCGTCATCACCTGTGTGAAGGTGGCCAACGATATGCACGGCGAAAAAACCAATGCCCGATCGGACCAGGTTCGCCAGGGTATCCGCGACAAGCTGTTCGGCTGGGTGCCGCCGAATTTTGAGGGGGCGATCGTTCGCGGCCCCTCAACCCTTTTCGATTTTGCAGGGGGTGCCCACTGGCACCAGGACGAGTTTATGACTGATCGATACGAGGAGCCCATCAATGGCTAAGTCAGACACTGACAGCACCAAGGCAGCCCCGGAACAACCGGTGCCGAAAAAGCGCCCCACCCCGGAGCAGCTGCAGAAAATCCAGAGCGGTGGCGACTACCAGTTCAACCCGGAAACCGGGGAGATGAAACAGACCCGCAAGCCCGCGAAGCCCCAAGCAAAGGGAGGTGACAAATGAGTATTTTGCTGCGAGAACAGGAACAGTTAATTGCCCTGAAACTGGAGAGTACTTACGGCGTTGATTCCAGCCCGGCAGGCGCCGACGCCATTATGGTGAGTGATATCACCGTGCGCCTCCTGGAAGGCGATGTCGTTCAGCGGGCCAACATGCAGGGCTTCCTGGGCAACCAGGGCAGTGTGCGCCTCAACACTTACGTGAGCCTGGATTTTGCCATTGAGCTGTCCGGCGGCGGCGCGGTGGATACCCCACCGTACTACAACAGCATCTACAAAATCTGTAGCCATGCCGAGGCCGTCACCGCCTCCACCAGTGTGGATTACACCCTGGTGGACACCAATCTGGACAGCGGCGCGATCTACTACCAGGTAGGCGAGCACCGCCATGCCATCCTGGGTGTGCGCGGCACGTTGACATGGGAGTTTGGCACCAAGGGCCTGCCCCGTTTGCGGTTCCGTGGTATGGGGCTGTACGTGGCCGCCATCAAGTCCGCGCTGGCCGGTGTCGACTTCAGCACCGTGCTCAAGCCCTTGCGCTGGACTAAAGACACCGTGCCCACTCTCACCCTGCACGGCCAGACCGTTAACGCCATGTCGGTGACCATTGAGCAAGGTATGAGCCCGGAATTCCTGGCGCTGATTGAGGAAGAGGAAGTCATTCTCCCCAGCCGATCCAGCACTATTTCCATCAAGTTCCGCGAAGACGATGTCACCACCAAAGACTGGTTTGAGGCGGCCCGCGCCAACGATGTCGGGGCTTTTGCTATGCAGCACGGTGTGGATGTGACCAACGATGGCCGGATCTTCGAGTTTGATGCCCCGAACGTGGATATCAGCAACGTGGAGCGATCGTTCGAACAGGGCATTGCCTACCTGACGGCGACCTGCGGAATCATCCCCACCGCCAAGGGCAACGACTACACATTTACCCACCGTTAATCACCGATTAACGCCGGATAAAAGGTTCCAAAAATGAGTGTAAAAAAAGGTTTTTCCATCACTGCGCTAAGCAATTACCAGTGGCCTGTGGATGTGAAGGTGCCGGTGGTGAATCAGGCTGGCGAGGGTGTGTTTGAAACACACCGTTTCACCGGTGAGTTTAAGCATCTATCCCTGACCGAAGCCGCCAAGCTGTTTGCCGACCTGGAGAGTGCGGTTGAGCATGAAAAGGTGCTGGCGAAAGAGCAGGCGGCAAACCCTGATGGCGAGCTGGACGCCCTGACGCTGGCCCAGCGCATCACCCGTTACGAGATTGATCTTTACATGAGCATCTTTGTCGGCTGGGGCGATGACCTGACCGACGAGCATGGCAAGCCCTTCCCGAAGACGGATGAAATGCGCCGCAAGTTGCTGGAAGAGCGAATGATCCGCGAGGCGGTGAAGGAGGCCCACCGGCAAAGCCAGGGAGGTGAAGTGGCACGCCTGGGAAACTTCGAGACCTCGCCCGTGGCTGGGCCAGCGACTGGCGAGAGTTCAACGGGGAGCAACGCCGGGTAGTTGATCCTGAGCGCATGAAAGAACAGTACCGGCGGATGGGTGCCTCTGAGGAGGACATCGAGAAAGCCGGGCTCAACGAGCAGGAAGCGATCGCCAGGGAAGGCATTCACGTGTTCAAGGCCAACCTGCCGGTATTGCAACTGTTTATGGGGTGCGCCAATCAGTGGCAAGTGGTTGTCACCCCTCGCGGCCAGTTGATCCGCACCGGATTGGACTGGCAGCAGGTAGAAACCCGAGCCAGGTATTTGCCCGAGTGCCGGGCTCTGGACGAGGCCGAAACCGACCGGTTGTGGAAGGACATCACCATCATGCAAAACGCCGCCCTGGAATGCATGGCAGAGCTGAGAGATGAATGACAACCTGAAGTTTGGATTGCAGCTCGAACTCAACGGTGAGCAGGTCGTTGTTCGCGGCCTGGGCAACGTGCGGGGTGAGGTGCGTGGGTTTACCGGTGAGGTGGAAAAAACCACGCGTCAGACTGAGCGCCAATCTCAAGCCAATAAAAATCTCAGCCAGTCCTTTAATACGCTAAAAGGCGCGATTGCCGCTGTCGGTGTCGGCTATTTGTTTCGGCAGACTGTCTCGCTGACCGATCAATACAATGTTCTCGACCAACGGGTAAAGACTGCTACTCGTTCCACCGGTGATTATCTCAATGTGCAGCGCGAGCTCTTTGCGATTACGCAACGAAATGGCGCGCAGCTAGCCTCTACGGTCGAGCTTTTCCAGTCCTTGGCTCGTACTGCCCCTGAGCTGAACGCCACCAACTCGCAGATTCTCACACTGACCAATTTGGTACAGCAGTTGGGTGTAATTGGCGGCAGCACCAACGAGCAGATGAAAAATGGCCTGCTGCAGTTCAGTCAGGCAATGGCGGGCGGGATTGTCCGGGCTGAAGAATTCAACTCCCTGATCGAGAACACGCCGGAGTTAGCCAACCGGATCGCAAGCGGACTCGGAAAAACAGTCGGCCAGCTGCGTAATGCCGTGCTTGAGGGCGAAGTTCTGAGTAAGGACGTTTTCGATGCCTTGCTGAAACAGGCCCCGGAAATTGCGCAGGAATTCGAGGAAATTCCCCTTTCTGTTGAACGTGCCACCACCATGCTGGCCAATAGTGTGGCTAGAGCTCTTGGCCTGGTGGATGACAAAACTACGGCCATGCAAGGCTTGGCTGAAGGTATACAAGCTGTTTCACAGAGGCTTGATGCACTAGACCCTGAAAGCATTGAGCAGGTTCTATCAGTGGCCGAGGTGTTGGCTGCGGTTATTGGTGTACGTTTAGCGACAAGTCTTGCTACCTCCACAGGATTATGGGCTAAAGAGCGAGTCGCAGCATTGGCTGCGTCCGCTGGTTATGGAACGGCGGGAACTTCGGTAAGTCTTTATACCGGTGCTATTACCAGGCTGACAACAGCACAGAAAGCCCATAATTTAGCCATGCTGAGTATGCGAGGACTATTGGGATTGATAGGCGGCCCAGTTGGACTTGCTGTTACGGCTGCAACTGGCATTTACCTGTTTCGTGACGCTCTCTTTAATTCAAAAGCCGAGGTTAAAAACTTTACCGGTGATGTTGATGAACTGATTGCATCAATGAAGAACCTCGGCAAAACGAGCGCTCAAGTTAAGCTGGATGAAATTAATGAGGCGCTTGCTAAAGTCGAGAAGGAAATTGCAGATCAAAGCCGCCGACTGAATAGCAGTGAGTCCGGTTTTGAAGCTGTTATCCAGCCCCTTTTGAATCAGGCAGAGGCGTTGCGTGAAAATAAAAAGCGCCTTGAGGATGCAATAAAAACCTATGAAAAAGCTCCCGCTGCAATTAGCGAGTTCGTCAAGGGATTACCGAGCCTTGAAGAAGAGCTTGGTAATGTCGCTACGGCCACAGGTGAGCTGACTGATGAACAGAAAAAGCTGGCGGAGCAAAAGGCGCGAATCCAGGAAACATACCAGGCAACCGTCGGCAATCTCCAGTTTGAAACGGAACTGCTAAAGCGTGAGCTGTCTGCCACCATTGCTGGTGGCGCTGCCCTGGAGGCATTCAACCGCGAGAAGTACATTGAGGTGGAGCTGCGCCGGGCCAATGCAAAAAATCTGCTGCCCGAGGAAGTGAAGCGCCTGCGGGAAGAGATAGCGGCCCGCTACGATGCCGAAAAAGCTCTGGGCGATTACCAGGACAAAATCGAGAATGTTAAGGAAGAGGCAGATCCGTTCGCCGATGCGTGGGAGGAGGCGACCAAGCGCATTGATGAGTCTTTTGCCGATGCCTGGGAAGGTGCGTTCGATAGCTTTGAGGATTTTGCGGACAGCCTGAAAAATAGCTTTAAACGCCTGTTAGCAGAGTTGGCCCACCAGGCAGTGACGAAGCCCATTTTGGTATCACTGGGACTGGGTGGCGGGTCAAGCGCGGCAAGCGCGGGCGGTCTGCTGAGTAATATCACCGGTGGCGGATCAGGCGGCGGTGGCCTGCTGTCTGGCGTGTCGAACATCTACAGCGCCGGCAAGGCGCTGCTCAGTGGCAACCCTCTGCGCGGCATCGGAGAAACAATCTACACCCTGGGGGCCAACACCGGCTCACAAACGCTCCGCGCGATCGGCAGCCAGCTTAATGGCATTACCACCGGTGGTCTGGCGCTATCGACACTCGGCGGGCTGGCTGGCAGTTTTGTAGGCACCGGCCTCGGCGAAGGACTTTTTGGCAAACAGGCCAACTCCAATATCGGATCAACCGTAGGGGCCATCGGCGGTGCGCTGCTGGGCGGCCCCATCGGCGCGTTCTTCGGCGGCACTCTTGGTGGGTTCCTGGATGGCGCGTTCGGCGGCGACGGCAAAAAGCGGGTGAACCTGGCGGTGGCCACCGGCAAGTTCGGCACCGGCTGGGCTCCAAATCAGGCCATACAGGCGGAGTCCGGCCTGTGGTTGACGCCTGTAGCAAAACGCGTTGGTGGCAAAGGGGCCGAGGCTGCCCGCGAGCTGCGCGATATGTTCGCATCAATCGATGCGGCTTTGCTGGGCGTTTACAACTCCCTTGGCGTCGATGGTATTGACTTGAGCAAGACCACGCTGCCTGGCAAGGGCGAGGCGGGCCATGCCGTTGGCAACCTGATCGGGGCCGCGTCCTTCAACCGGGTCGACACCAACCAGCTCAAGCGCGCCCCGGATGATTTCCTGAACGCCTGGATATCAACGGTCAATGAGATGACCGGCACGGCGGTTGATGTACAGCCGCTGCTGGATTTGTCCAAAGAGGGTGAGCTGCTGGCCGACACCCTGATCCGTGTCCAGCAAGAGTTCGCCGGTGTGCAAGACATTCTCGGCAACCTCGGCTTCCAGACGTTTGCCGACAGCATCACCGGCATGGTGGAAGCCTCAAAAGTGGCGGCATCCTTCGGCGGCATTGAGAACCTGTCGGCAGCCACAGGCCAGTATTACGATCGATACTATAGCGAAGAGGAAAAGCTGGCCCGCATCAACGATCAGCTGGTGGCCGTCATCGGCGAGCTGAATCTCTCCATGCCGGAAACCCGTATGGAGTTCCGCAGCCTGGTGGAGTCGTTCGACCTGACCACGCAGAGTGGCCGGGACATGTTCGCCACCATGTTGACGCTGGCGCCGGCATTTGACCAGGTGATTACCGCCGGCGAGGCCACGGTGGATGTGGTGCAAGACATCGCCAAGGCCCTGAACCCGGACAACTTCGCCTCGCGCACCGACTTTCTGCGCGCCCACTTCACCGGGGGCGGCACCATCGACAATATCCCCGGCTTTGCCTCCGGTGGCTATCACGCCGGGGGGCTGCGTGTGGTCGGTGAAACCGGCCCGGAGCTGGAGTTTACCGGCCCGTCCTACATCGCCAACTCCGGCGACACCAGCAGGCTGCTGGACAACAGCGAAGTGGTGGCAGAGCTTAGGGCGCTGCGGGCCGAGGTTGAGCGCATGCGCGGAGAAAACCGAACTGGCCAGTACCAGATCGCCAAAAATACCCTGAAGTCGGCCAAGATCGCCGACCGCTGGGAGAATGACGGCTTGCCGGAGACTCGCTCAGTATCATGAGAATCATCAATCCCATCGATGTGACGCCGGCCAACGGCAAAATGACTGCGACCAACATCCCTGAAACGGATGAGACGGAATACAGCAGTGCCACCACCTATGCCCTGGGCGATAAGGTCATGGTGACCGGCACCGGTGGCGGGGCCGCGACGGCCACCCACAAAATCTACGAATCGTTGATTGCCTCCAACACCGGCAATGACCCCACCGATCAGACCAACAATGCCGACAAGTGGCTGGAGGTATCCGCCACCAACCGCTGGAAAATGTTTGACCAGCGCCTGGCCGATCCGTCGACCCGAACCGGGGGCATCTCGATCACCCTGACCCTGGGGGCGATTGCCAACAGCGTCGCCATGTTCAACGTGGATGCCGACTCGGTGGACATCACCATCACCGACCCGGTGGACGGGGTGGTTTACACCACGACAGTCGACCTGGTTGACAACGGCTCGGTGTCGGATTGGTATCACTACTTTTACGATCCCATAATCAACTACCGCGAGCTGGTGCTGTTCGATCTGCCGCTCTATGCCGCCGCAGACATCGACATCACGTTGAATGTAGCCAGTGGCGACGCGAGTGTCGGCGAGATCGCCCTGGGCCGCTTTACAGAAATCGGCGACACCCAGTTCGGGGCCAGCATCGGCATTATCGACTACTCCCGCAAAGATCGTGACACCTTCGGCAACGCCGTGGTGATCGAGCGCGACTACTCCCAGCGCGGCGAGTTCGATTTGATCCTGCAAACGCACCAGACGCGCATTGTACGCAACCAGCTGGCCGCATTGCGCGCCACCCCGGCGGTGTGGGCCGGCAAGTCAGACGGCGATTGGGGCACCCTGATCTACGGCTATTTCAGAGATTTCGACATTGTGCTATCGGGGCCTGAGTACTCCGATTGCTCGATCCAAATTGAGGGCCTCGTATGAGCATACCGTTAATTACAACGCTGCCCGCTGCGCCGCAGCGCACAGACGATCCAACCACCTTTGCCAACAAGGCGGACACGTTTTTGGCGGCACTGCCCGGCATGGTGACCGAAGAGAACGCTGCCATCACGGAAATGAACAACGTGGCGGCTCAGGTGGATGCCGATGCCACATCGGCGGCCAATAGCGCCAGCGCCGCATCCACGTCAGAGGGCAACGCGGCCACATCTGAAACCAATGCGGGCAATGCTGAATCAGGCGCCCTGGCTGCACAGAGCGTAGCCGAGGCGGCACAGGCGCTGGCTGAGGCCGCCCTGGACAACTTCGACGACCGCTACTTGGGTGCAAAATCAAGCGACCCGACGACTGACAATGACGGCGATGCACTGCTCACCGGTGCACTGTACTGGAATACCTCGGCGGGCAACCTGCGGGTCTATAACGGTTCCACCTGGGTGGTGATCTCGCTCTACGTCCACCCCAACCACTCCGGCGATGTCACCTCCAGCGGTGACGGTGCGACCACGTTGCAGGTTGCCGCGATAACCGGGAAGCCAGCATTGGGAAGTGGCTTGGCAGCAACCGATGAACTGCTGATCAACGATGGTGGTGTGCTGAAAAGGATGCAGATACATGTATTGCAAGAGCAGTACCTGCGATCAAGCACAACCGGCAACAAATCAGTCAGTGGCAACCCCTATCTTGCCGAGCAGACCCTCACCGACGGCGCGACCATCAGTTGGAATATCTCAAACGGGGCGGAGGCCAAGGCGACCTTGGGTGGCAACCGCACTCTGGACGCGACCGCCATTCCCCCGGCTGGCACATGGTGTTCGTTCCTGGCTATTCAAGACGGAACAGGGAACAGGACGCTGGCCTATTCCGCCGATTTCGACTTTGGGGACGCAGGCAGTCCAACGCTGTCTACGGCAGCGGGTGCGGAGGACCTGCTGTCCTTCAGAAGTAACGGCATAAAGCTCCAGTTCATGGGCATCGCACAAGGGTTTGCTTGATGTTTAATCGCGGCTTTATCGCTGGCCCAAGAGACCCGTATTGGGCAAATGTTGAATTGTTGCTTCAGCCGAGAACCGAAGCTGATGGCAGCACATCATTTACCGACCTTTCCGACTTCAACCGCACCCTGGTCGCCAAGGGCAATGTTCAGATCGATACCGCTCAGTCGAAATTTTACGGTCGGTCTGTCTTGGGGGACGGTTCAGGGGACTTCATCCAAACACCGGATGACAACAGATTAGATTTTGGCTCCGACAATTTTTGCATCGAGGGGTGGATTCGGCCAGATGTTGCGTCTGGCGAGCAGCACCTGTTCGGTAAGCGATCTGGTTTTGGAGAATCGTCTCCAATTCTCCTCGGCATTAAAAACGTGTCCGGGAACAACAGGCTTTACATCATTGGCTCCACTATCGGTGGTAGTTCGTGGAACATTAATGGAGGGTTTGGGACAGGCTCTATAAATATTCCAACCGGAGCATGGACCCACATTGCGGTTGCCAGGGAAGGAAGTAGTTTCCGTGGATTTGTGAACGGAACTTTGGATGTCACTTACTCAAGAAGTGGCTCATTGGCTGCTCAATCTGACGATGCCACCATCGGAGCAAGTGCAGTAAGTGGCGAAAACGCTTTTGACGGGCACTTTGGCCCAGTACGGATAACGAGAGGCGTTGCTCGATATACCGCTTCTTTCCCCATCCCCACAGATCCATTCCCCACGCGAGGCTAAAATGAACTTTTTTAGAGTAGAGGACAATTCAATCATCGAAGGGCCGATTCCGCTGCCCAGGATGTGGAGCAGCGACAACGGCGTCCAATATCCGCTGGCAGAGATGTGGAGCAAGGGTCACACGGGAGACGTTATTGCCCTTGGCTGGCTCCCGGAAGAGGTTGCGGCGGTGCAGTACGACCCGGACACGCACTACGTCTCCTCGTATTCATACGAGATCGGCCCCGACAAAGTGATGGCAACGCCGGTCCTGACGCAGCGCGACGACGCCGACATCGTGGCGCGGAAGCTGCCCAAGATCAATGAGATCGCCTACCAGAAGATTGTCGCTATGTATCCAGAGTGGAAGCAGCGCAACCTGTCTGCCCGTGGTCTGGAGCTGCTCAAAAAACAGGTGGCCGAGGGGTCGCTGTCAGCAGCCGAGGAACAGGAAATCGCAGATATTCAGGCCGTCTGGGATTCAATCAAGGCGATCCGCGCATACAGCGACAGCCTCGAGCAAGCTGTTGCGACTGATCCGTTGACTGATATCAATGCGGGTTGGCCCGAACAATAAACCGGTTTACTCCCATGCCTTCGCCCGATTCGCCGACACTTTAAGTCCCAATCAAACGCTAATTTTTGACTATTTAAGGTGCCGGTGAGGGCGTGAAGATGTAACCGATAATGACCCAGGAGACGCTGCTACCCAATATCCTTCTGGCTGCCAACGGTTTTGGTAGCTGTGCATTGGGCGATCTGACGGCCCGCGAAGCATCTGCGGGCGACGGCATCAAATACGGACGTCTGTTGCTGAAAGGTATGCCTGGTAGCGCTACCCCCGTTGGCGTGGATTTCAGTATCACGATCGATACCGCTGGCCCGATCATGGCCTCGGAATTGAAAGCAGCTTAAAGGGGCAATTATGAAAGTGATTAACCTGGTGTTTTTGCTGCTGGTGGCCACCCTGCTATCTGCCTGCAGTTCGACGACCGCCCCGTTTGGTATCAGCAACGCGGGGCAGGCTCGCTACCATCTGACTAATTGCCAGGAGGGCACCGGCGGTCAGCCGGTGTGTTCTGAGGCGGAGATATTCAACACAAAGGACATCGCCAATCTTGAGGTAACGTTCAGCAAAGACCCACAAACAGGCGAGGTCAATTTAACACTGGACGAAACAGGGGCTAAAGCCAGCGATCCGGTGGCAGCCAGCGTTGAGCTGATCAATTCACAGGCTGAGGTGACAAAAGCTAATGCCGAGATTCTGCGGTCCATTTTATCTGCCGTGAAGGTGCCTCAATGACGCCCTTGGTTATTCTCATTCACGGGTTCAATGTGTGGGACGGTGGCCGGGCTACCGTTGGTAAGTTGAGGCCCTTTTTCGCCGACATGGGGGTGCCCTATGTCATGGTGAACTATGGCCATTTCGGACTGCTGGATACCCGCTTCAAGAACATGAAGATTGCCCGCCAGGTGGCTACCGCCGTGCAAAACGCCAAGCTGGGTGGCCACCAGGTGATTGTCGCAGCTCACTCTAATGGTTGTGCGATCGCACACCTGGCTGGCAGAGAGTTCGGTGCAAAGATTGACCTGGCTGTGTACATCAACCCGGCGCTGGACCCGCGTATAGTGCCGCCAGCCGGGATTAAAAGCCTACACGTTTGGCACAGCCCCAGCGATGCTCCGGTGAAGTGGGCAAAGTGGTTGCCCGCCGCCAATGCGCGACCCTGGGGAGAGATGGGTGCAACTGGGTACCAGGGTAACGATACCCGGGTGCGGAATTTCAATAAGGAAACCGATTACGAGGTGACCAGTAAGGCCCATAGCGACATGTTCGACATTGAGCGTATCGGCTACTTTGGTGCCAGGGTGGCGACTCAATCGGTTTCCTCTCTTTATACCCAATAGGGGCACGATACTGAGGGTGTGCGAGCCGGTGAGCTGCGGGAAACCGGTGGAGTAGTAAGCCCAAGCGCAGCCAGATAGTGCCCCGTTTCATGACGGCCAACTGAGACGGCTAGGTTGGAGGAAGGGTTGGATTAGGCCGTCGCCGATAGTGAGGCGGCCAGGAATAGGAGAGAGACAGCGAGTAGCCCGGTGCGGTAACACCAGACTACCCGCTCACAGTGAGCAAGCACTGTGAACCAAGGCTGCCCCGCCGGTCGCGACCAGCTGGGGAAGCCTATCAGAAATAGGATGGGTTCACATGCACGAAGTACGCTGTTCTGGCTGCCGAAAATTGCTGGCAAAAGCCATTTATATCGCCCTGGAAATCAAATGTCCCAGGTGCAAGTTCTTTAATAATCTGAGTGCCAAGAG